GGTAACTCATCAATGTCTCACCTGTTAATTTAGCCCAACCATAACTCATATCAGGTGCACCAATTTTTTTAAAGTTTAGGTCTTTTTCTTTTAGCTTATGTTTTTTAGATAAAGTCTGTAGCTCTGTTGGGTATGCAGCCGAAGAGCTAAAATAAACTACATAGGGCTGCTCAGTAACCATGCACCAATTAGCAAACTCAGCATCAATGGCAAGATCTACCGCCAAGCTCAGAGGTGCGTTTTCTATTTGTTGCCTACCACCTACAATAGCTGCAAGGTGTATGACTAGATCATATTGTTTTTTTTCTAGTTTAAAAAAATCTCTGCAATCGGTACCATTTTTGAGATCTACTAAAGTTAATTGTGCATAAGGTAAAGCTCTCCTAAACGCCCTACCAACAAAGCCATGTGATCCAGTAATTAAAATATTCATTATTGCCACAATGTGTACATGTTTGGCCTTATGCCACCAATTAAATCTGATTCATAACGGCCTTGTCCTACTAAGCCGGGGTTAATGGCATATCTATTTATTTTGTCACTTAATAAATTCATTTCAATATCACCAAAATTTTTGCCAGTTAATTTACCAAGAATTGTCGGCACGCAACTAATTTTCACCGCCGTGGCGTGACCACCATAAGATTCTTCTATTTTGTATATTTTGTCGTCAATTTGTGTTGATTTGATTAAATGTTCACCAAAACTTATTGTATCCCAATCATTAGGTATCTTTGACCATACCTCTTCCAATTTTTCATAAAATCTATCAACAAATTCACAATCGTCATCTAGTAACAAAACAGTTTTGTGATCTTTCCATTGAGAATAAAAAAGCCTATTTATCCAATTCATAACATTGCAAAAAATGGGTGTCATATCATTATCTCTATCATCAATTGCCGGCCATCTTGACCAACTTATTTGCAAATTATTTAATTGATGCGTAATAGCCTCTAATCTTTCTGGCCGTCTATCCAAATTTAAAACAATAACCGCATCAAACAAATCATTTATTTTCATTTTAGTTTGTTTATTAAATCTGCATACTCTTCAGATCTTAAATATTTCTGTAAAGTTAATAGATCCTCTTCATACCATTTAGGCTGATTGACCCTAGCATAACCCTCATCCATATCAGCTTTACCAGCCACAGGATGCAAATGCTCAATAATTATCTCTGGTAGATATATGAGACAATTTAAGTCAATGCCTAATTGTTTTACAAAGTTATCAAAATACAAATGCTTGCAGCCCGGGAAGGTCATGCCTCTTAGCTCTTCAACAATATCCCGGGTCATTGCATAAGCTGTAGGCAAGTTTTGACCTTGTAGCAGGTCATCACCATAAGCAATGCCTGTTTTACCCATTAACGCTTTTTGTAAAGTTTTGTCCCAATCAGTCGATCTAGGCAGGTGATCATCACCCATGAAGATGTACAAATCATAAAAAGGGTAGTTAGCAAAATCAAGTAAAAGCTCTGCAGCACTATTAAGAGCGTGCGCACAGCCGCCTGTTTTATTTTCTGCAGGTAGGCAAACATAAGAGTCATCTTTTGCATACTCATTCCATTTAGGATCATCATTATCTACAACAGCATAAAGATCTGCACTAGCATTTGTGCCAACAAAGGATGCAGCTAATCTAGCCATGTTTTCAGGTCTGCCCCGAGTTGGCACTATCACGCAGGTCTTCATAAGAGAAGGGTATGCAGGTTAGTTTTTAGTTATTAGGATTTCATAGAGCGTGTCTAGCTTATTTTCAATCCTACAAATGCGACCCTCAAGATTATGCTGACCATTATTATCAGGCTTAAGCTCTGATAGGTAATGCTTAACGAGCCACCTTACAGCTGCAATAAAAGAGCCAATAATTGTTATTAATGCTACTGTCAAAGCCGCCATGTCATTAGGGCTCATTCGCTGTTGCGGCCAAAAGCCTTGTCTTGACCATCAAAATATCTGATCAAAGGTGCTACAAGTGCACCTGCTAAAATAGATAACTCTGGGCGCACATCTGCTACTAAAGCCAAAGCTGTGGTGACAGTGGCAGCGGCTATGCTCCGTGCATAAGATTTTAAAATTGCTTTTTGTTTAGCACTAAGTTTCATGATAATCCTAACTGTTTGATTTTTTGTTTGACTTGCTCTTTGTTCATCTTTATCTCAAAGTGCATCTCATCTTTGCGCTTTTTGTAATGACCGCCCCAGGCCAAGCCATATTTAGTTATTAGTAATGTGATTATATTACACTGTTCTTTGTTAAATGTATTTGACTTGCCTAGTGGATGTTTTAAAGCGTTTAAATCCACCGCTGTACCGGAGCTGTGATTGCTCAAAACTTTGTCAGAGCCTCTTGTCATTCTAAAGGCATAACCCCAGTCATCTAATTGACCTTGATCTATTGGCTCTACAAGCTCATGAAATTCTTTGCAAAATGCAACAAGTATTGGTGCTACATCTTTGGCACAAGCAATTTTGAGTTTAGTGCCAGGTACAACAAAAGACTGTATGCCAATTGCTTTTCTATCTTCACTGGCCGGCCAGCCGTTTGGGCTTGTGAGCTCTCTAATACTGGCCATCATAAGTTATTACACAATCCCTCAAGATTATGCTAAAGACCTAGAGCCTGTAAATCCTCAGTAGTTAATCCAAGGGCCTGTAATTTAGATTGCGCTGCTAATTTGGCAGCAATCCTAGATTCTTCGGCTAAAATTTGTTCAGCAATTAATGCATCATGAACTGCTTGTTCATCATCAGTAAATTCTCTTACTAATATTTCACCAGTTTGCGCATTGTGATTATATTCTTTGTCATTATTTGCCATTAGTTTTCCAATCCATAAACAATATAATCGCCTGAAATATTACTTGAACAAGTTAATCTAATTCCATCATAAGTTCTATTTTGAGCAACTAAAGCAGAAGATAAACCTCTTGATTGACCAGTTCCAGTGTAATAATCTGAAAAATATGCGGCACTCTGACTTGAATTACCTACATGAGTAAAATAAGAATAAACAAAACTTCTTCCGCTATCTCCGACATTTTTCATCAATGTTGCTTGACCTGCTGCTGAAAAACCTGAACTAGTTTGTGTGTTTGAGTTATTTATTTGCCAATTTGAACCATAATAATTTGAACCACTTTCTGTGCTTCCGCTATATCTAAATTGCAAAGACAAAGTTTGGTCAAATGGTGAATCTGCGCTTCCTAGATTGTATATGAGTACTAAATAATTTTTATAGGTTGCAGAAAAAATACTGTCTATATTTACACCAGCCACAGCAGAAAATGAACCAGATGTAATTTTTGTAAAACTTCCACCACCAGCCGCAGCCCCATCTGCCTTAAAAAATAAAGATGCAGATGCACTTGTAAAATATAAAGTACCCCCCTCATATTGAGCAAGAGCTAATGATGAAGATGTATTGACTGTTGCAGTGCCAGCTGTAATTGTGCTCACGCCGCTACCTAAATTTTGGATAAATACTGTATCGCCGGCTGCAAACAAACCTGTATTAACTGTAATTGTTGTAGCACTTGTAGATGTCATTGAGATAGCTGTACCGGCATCTGCAGCTACTAATACATAGTTTGCAGTTTTAGCAGAGGCAGCTCCACCTGACATTGCGGTTTGTTGCAGAGATGTTAGTTGGGCGGCGGTGAGTACCTGCCCGGTCACAAACGATTGCTTTGCCATATATCTCCTAGTAGCTCAAACTGTCTTCATCTAATAAACCATCAACGGCTGAGTCTAGCAAAAATCCCACAGAAAAAGGCTGAGCACAAGAGAATGTGACTAAAAAAGAATTAGGGGTGATTTGATACTGGACACCGGCAATAACGCTATCACTTACTACATTGCCTGCAGGTAAGGTTTGAGTGACCTCAATAGGATTAAAAATATCAAGCTCTAAAGCTGCAGTAACTCTTGCCGGATCCTCTTGGCTGTAGGCATCTATAGTTAATGAGTTTAGTTGTATGTCAACACCCTGCTCTTTTCTTGAAGCAATGATCATTTGAGCCTGTTGTAAGGCATCTACCTCAGTCTGCATAATTCCAGACCTAACCCTAGAATGTTGGAAATAATCGTCAATGCTTGTGGTATCACTTGCGGTCTGACCACTCAACCCAGCAGGTGTGACTGTGACTTTGTTAATCATCTGAAAATCAGATATATCAAATGCAACCTGTTGATAAGTAATATCTCCAGACAAAGCCACATCTGAGAATTTTGTCAAGGTGCCACCTGAGTCTGTAATAATATCTGTCCTTGACATAAACTTAACAAAGCCCCTTTGATCCACATACAGAGCTCCGGCCTCAGTCTGCTCTACCTCTTGTAGAGCTGCTAACAAAGATCTTGAGTTGCCATTGTCAGCCTGCACAGTAGTAGTAGCTGTTGTAGATATGTCCCTCATACCGCCTGGCCATTCTCCGGCATCTAATAAGCTCGTCACTCTTTGAGCTGTAGTTTGACCTGCAGTGCCGCCGCTGACTGAGGTTATTGTGGTCAGGTTTAGCAATTGGAAACCATCAACACAATTCAAAGTTACATAGGCAGGATC